CCCCCGCCGAACGCCGGGTCCACCGCCATAAAGATGCGGTCCGGCTCCCCGTCCGGCAGCACGCCGTTGTAATACCGGAAGTCCCCCGGACTGAACAGCGCCCCGTCGCGCTCTATCGGCTCCCCCATGTACTGCGCCGTCCAGCTCGCCATGTCGTTGTTGCGCTCAAAGCTCGCCCTGCGCTGGTGGTAATACTCCGTATTGAACCCCACGCCGTAATCATAGTCAAAATTGCTCTCGTCTTTATCGTCCAGCGCAGGCAGATTGATTATCTTATACCGCTTGCGCTTGAAACGGTCGTCGTTCTGCAACAGCTCCATCCGCACGCCCGCAGGGTCGATTATGCTCCACCGCGTACCGACCCACAGTATCTTCGCATTCTCTTTCGCCCTGGTAAGCAGATTGTTGTCCACCTTGCCCCACGCCGCGATAAGACGGTCTTTATTCAGTGCTTCCTCGATGCCGCCGATCAGGTCGTCCGATATCAGAAAACCGTTGCAGTCACAGGCGCCGTTCAGCGTCCCGTACAAGCTCCGGCAGGTAAGCGAGGGATACCGCTTGCGGCGGTCGATGTTCAGCGTCTCGTCCGCGGCGTTCGTCTGTACCACCTTCGCCTCCGGGAATACGTCAGCCCATTTATACGTCACCGGATCGTTCAGTATCTCCAATACGCCGTTATAAAACGCTTTCGTGATTATGTCGGAAAACGCCGAATACAGATTGCTCATTTCGCTGTTCTTCCCGATAAGCCACGTTACAAAGAACATAAGCAGCGATGTCTTTCCGGTCCTCGGCGGTTGCGAGATGAACAGCTCGTCCAGCTCGTCGTCCGCAAGGGCCTGTAAAGCGTCAACAGCCTGCTTCAGTATCCGTCTGCGCGGCTGGTAAAACCGGTCTTTCGGCAAGCGCCCGATCTCAAGATACAACAGATAACTGTCAAAATCATACGGAGCGTCAAATAACAGCGTTTTCTTATACAGCTCGAAGAACTCCCCCGTGTTTACACGAGCCTTTATCCGCTCGCTGACCATCTTCCGCAGCTTCCGGTTGAGATCGTGCGAATATCCGAAGTCCTCGGCCTCAATGTTGCGGATATATGAGAACAGGTCCCCGTAAGCCTGCGGCTCCGAAGGGGTCCTTTTTGTTTTTGCGAAAATTTTTCGCTCAAGCTCTTTGTTCATCTCTCAAAACAAATACAGGGACCGCGCCCCATAGCGCAGCCCCTGTCGGCTTCTCCCGTCCACCCTGTTATGGACGGTCTGTTTATGTTTATAAGCGGGTAAGGATTTGCACCTTACAGATGAGTTGTTTTCCTCTTATGGCTATATCCCGTGTATACCCGGTTACTCACCAGCCATCGACGCGTTTACCTATTCCGCCACCGCTTACTAATTGCTTATAACCTCGCAAAACCTCGCAAGAACCTCACAAATTTGACCTGTCGATTTACTCAATATAATCGTCGTATATCGTTATCCTCGGAATCGGAGTATAAAACGTGTCGATGATTATGCCATGCTCGTCCAATGACGCAAGCTTAACCAACTCCTCAAACGACCTGATCTCAATCTCGTAGTGCGATTTGTTTTTTCTTCTTCTCGGCGGGAAATAATAGTCGGAAGGATTTTCTTCTGTAATGACCTTCCCCGTAGAGTTGTCAACCAGCACCGCCCCTTCATACGGCGGCTCCGCACCGCTCGCTCGCTCAATGTGGAATTTCATTCTAAATCACTCCTCTTTCAATATCGGCTCGTGCTGGCCTTCTACCCAATCAGAATTTTTTCCGTACCGATAATATCCCTGATACAGCTTCTTGTTCTCGTATATCACCTGTACCGAACTGATTGACCACTTCGTCCCGCTCCTGTTGGTCGTGCCAATGCTGTTCAGATACTCGCATACGTCCTTGTAGGTCTTGCCCTCGCCGTCCTTCATGTGAAACACCGTCCGCACGATCTCGGCTTCTGCCGGGATTATCTCAAGTCTGCGATTCTCAGCCTTGTACCCGTAAGGCGGTCGCCCACCACTGTATCCGCCGCTTTTCGCCTTTATCCCGCGCCCCATGCTCGTCCGCTTGTTTATGTTCTCTCGCTCCATCTCCGCGCACGTGACCGTGAACATCTTCAAGATGTTCGCAAACGCACCCATCTGCCCGAAGTCCTCCGCAATGCTTATAAGCTCAATGTTCTTTCGCAGCAATGCGCCCTGATAGTAAAAGTATACGTTTATGTCCCTCGCTACACGATCCGACTTCGCTACTACAACAGCCTCAAACGGCGGATTCGTTACGTCCCCGTAGACGATCTCGTCAAAGCCCGGTCGAAACTTCGCCCCGCTTTCCCCCTCGTCGCTGAACCATTTAACAATGTTCATGTCATTCTTGCGGCAATACTCTGTTATCTGCTCACGCTGCGAGTCAAGACCGAACTTGTCCTCTCCGACCTGTCCGTCTGTGCTGACACGAATGTATGCCACTACGTTTTTCATCAAAAATCTTCCTTTCAGTTGGTTGTTACGATAACAATTTATCATAATTACGATTATTTGTCAAGAGTTTTTTAATAATTTTCGCCTTTTTATTTTTCGCGTGTGGTGGAGGGGGCTACCCGCCCGCTGCCTGGCTGCGCCTGATCCCCCCCCCCGGCCCTGTTACCGTCGGCGCCGATCTGGGCGCCCGGAATACCGCCGGGATACCAACGCCGCCGCCGATCCACGCCGGGCGCGGCGACACCGGCAACGCCGCGACGGATCGCGCCAACGCCGCCGAAACAGCCCGTAAACAGCGCCGAAACACCGCGCGACACCTTGAACAGGCCGCGCCGAAACACCGCCCACGGCGGCCGGAAAACGCCCCGAAAAACGACGCCCGAAACAGGGCCGCCGCCGGTATCAGGCCCGCGACGACGACGCGCGAAAAACGGCCCGGAATACAGCGCCCGAACAGGCGCCCGGAAACAGGGCGAAACAGGCAAACAAGCGTATAATCTCAAATAATGCCCCATATACGCCCATATCCGCACGATATTAAAAAAGTAGTGTAATTATACTACAAAGCCATATAAAGCAAATACGGCGATTTTTGCGGCATACGCCTATTGAATTATTATACAAGTGTAGTTTATCTCAAGATTTACGAAAATTCTTGAATTTCCTATTGCAATTTACGAAAATATCATTATAATAGTTACCGTAATCGGCAAACAGACCGCCGGAAACACAAACTTTTTATCATGTTCATAAAGGAGAACAACACCATGAAAACAACAAAGGTCTTTGAAATCGAAATCCAAAGAACAAACATTACCGCGGCCGCGTTTTTGTCATACGTTCGTCGCCGTGTCGATGAAAAAGGCGGCAAATATCATAGATCCGATCTTGAGCTTGACTATTTCCGCGCCGGTAACGATCTTAACTTTGACGACATACACGATGACGGGATGCATGAATACAGCAAATCAAAGCCGTATGAAATGCAAACGTATATACAGGATGCCGACGGCGCTGTATATAATGAGATTTGCGAACTTAACGACGGCAATGGTTATTATTACTTACTTGTCACGGAATGCGACGCAGCCGACGCCGACGCAAACAACCGCGAAATATGCGTGCAATATGCCGGGATGTATGAAAGAAAGGCAAACCGCGCGGCGGAAAAGGCGGCCCGGATGCAATCGGATCTTGATGCTAATCGCAAATGGGTTAATCCGGCATGGATTCCAACAAGGGAAAGCGAAATAAAGGATCTTGAAAAAGAGGCCGCCGAAAACCGCGCCCGCGCGGATCATTTCAAAGCCCGCGCAAAACAGGACACCGGCAACGACACCACAAACCCGGCCCCGCGTGAGATCGTCGCAACGTTCGCAAACGGGCGCGAAATAACTTATACAACCGCGATTTTGCCCCTGTTGCGAACCGATCCCGCCGTCATAACGATATACGACGCGAACACCGGCGAAATAATCCACGAACGGCAAACCGCCTAAAACGGCCCTTTGTGGCCGATTCAACCCGCCGCGGGCCGGGAAAAGCCCGCAACAGAAACCACAAACTATTAAAAGAGAGGTAAAAAACAATGTCATTAATCGCGCTTAAAAAGACCCTTGAAAAAAGCGGATATAATGTTGAAATGGTTAAATATATCAATCATGACGGCCGCGCAATTGACACTTTGAGAGTCATACATAACTATGACGGTTTATATGCGCCGTTTGAGATCTACGACATAATGCATAAGGTAGCAGCGGCCGCAAAAAAAGCCGGTTATACCGCCGAAACAAGCAAGTCGCACACGGCAACATTAATTTATTAAACCAACAACACAACAACCAATAAAGAAAGGACACAAGAAAATGAAAGAGTACACCATGACAAACAACGCCCAGTTTAATAGCCTTGAAATTTATTTCAATGACAAGCCCGACGCAGCGACGCGCGACGCCCTGAAGCGGTTAAAATTCCGCTGGCATGCCGGAAAAAAATGTTGGTATGGTTACGAAACTGAAGAAGCCGCCCGCGCTGCCATTGAGGGCCAGCCCGCCCAGGATGCGCCGAAAGCAATCAAGGCCGCGAAAACAGACCCGGCGCCCCAGAATCATATTAAGATTTATTACAACGGCATCAAGATTGACG